GGTGCTGCAAGTGGGGACGACGGGCAATAACGCGTTGGGGGCGATTGACGCGACGCTGTACAAGCAGGCGGGGACCAGTGGCGTGGTGACGTTCGGACCGGCGGCGGTGGCGAGTATCACGATAAAAGGCGGGATCGTGACCGCTATTTCGTGAGTGGCGCACGGAGCGCGCGGCTGGGGGTATGCGGTCGGGGGGCGGACGTTGCCGCGAGTCGCGCTGATTGGCGTGACGGCGTGGAGTGCGACGGAGTGGCGGGTGCGGGTACCGGTCACCGGGACACGGGCGGCGGCCGAGTGGCGCGTGAAACTCCTGGGCGCCGGGAAGCCGTGGTCGGTGCAGGGGCTGTATGTGGTCGAGGACGGGCGCCCGACGGTGCAACTGTCGGATGCGACGGATACCTCGGTCTACGAATACGCCTGGATGGTGGGGGTCGCGGACGCGCCGACGGGCAGCTTCGACTTTGTCGGGATGGGGCACGGGCACGAGACGCGAACCGGCGTGACGATGACGCTGGACGGGGTCGCGAACGGGACCGGGCCGGGGCAGCGATGGGTGGTGCAGCAGACGATGGACACACGGCTGCCGTTGACGGCGGGGGGCACGGTCGATGACGTCACGGTGCTGGGATCGTCCACGGTGCGGCACACGTTCAGCGCGAATGGGCTGTTGGTCGAGCACGGGCATGTGATGAACGCCGGCTATCAGGGCAAGACCGATTACGGCGCGATGTGTCCGAGCGGGGTGGGGCTGAACCGGTTCCAGGTGCAGGACGGGCCGGTGCGGACACCGACCGGATCGGGCGCGACGATCGATTTGGGCGTGCAGGCGTCGCGGTATGCGGTGTGGGCGACGACCCATCCCTACCGGCTGACGCTGACGTTGCCGAGTGGCGGGCCGGATACGAAAGGCGATTGGTCGCACGCGGGGCCGGACTATGCGTTCTTTCTCGACGGCGCGGACTACGGGAAGTTGTACGTCTGCTACGTCGGGAGCACGTATGCGAATCGGATCAATACCGGGACCACGAGTCACGCGCAGCGGTACACGGTGACCGCGCCGTGACGGCCGACGCGACGGATGCGACGGCGCAACTGAAGCTCATGATCGGCGAACTGGTGTTCACGTTGGCGAATCTGGAAGCGCAGAAAGCGGCGTTGACGCAGGCGCTCGCCGACGCGCAACAGCGCGCGAAACCCGACCCGACCGACTGAAAGAGGCTCGTATGGGCAGACCCCAAGACCGCGGCGACATCATGAGCACGCTCGTCGCCGCGCAGCGGACGCAGAAAGCCGCGCTCGCCGCCGTGATGGCGGGCGTGTCGCTCAATACCATTTCGGCGCAGAACATCACGGACATCAATGCCGCGGGGGCCGCGTATGACGCGGCGATCCAGGCCGCCAATGTGGCGTTCCGGGTGGGAGAAGCGCCCACCTCGTGATCGATCTCGACACCGCGCCGATTGGCACCCCGCATCGCACGGCGATCTGTTGCTGGTGTCAGCGGCCGCTCGTCGTCGCGCAAGTCCTCCAGTTGCGGTGCTGGGTCTGTCCGGTCGATTGGGGTCGGCAAGTCGCGCACGCCACGATCGTGAAAGCGGCGTCGAAGGAGCACGCGAAGCTCCTGGGCGTCTCGGTCGGCACGGAAGTCTGTCTCGATGTGCCGCTGCCGAGTCAGGCGCAGATCGAAGAGCGGATCGCGGCCTTCGCGCTCGCCTATCCGGGGAAGCGATTCAACCTGACCTGGGGCGGGCAGGCGGGACCGGGCAAGACGCACGGCATTCGCTGGCTGCTCTATCGCCGCTCGCTGCGAACGCCGCATCACGAAGCGTTGCTGTTGCGCGAAAACTGGGAACAACTGGAAAAAACGCACATCCGCAAGATGAAAGAGGAGTTGCCGAAGCTCGGCGCGAAGCTGGTCGATCGCACGGCGGTCTTTGCCAACGGGGCCTACATCGACTGCGGCCACATGGCCGATCAGGAAGCGATCGGCCGCTACCTCTCGACGGGCTACGGCATCATCGCGCCCGACGAAGCGAGCCTCTATCCGGTCGATACCGAAGGGACGCCGGTCCTCGCCGAACTCTCCACGCGGGCCCGTGAAACGTGGGTAATGATCGACGGCGCCCGCTCCGTGCCGCTCTTCTGTCCGGTCACGAATCCCGGCGGTCCGACCGCGCCGTGGCTCCTGGATATGTGCATCGACCACACGCCGGACTACGAGCACTATCCGGCGCTTGCGGGCGTCAACCCCGACGGCTCACCGGTCTACAACCCGGACCACTGGCAGTATCAAGCGGCGCGGCTCGATGACAACCCGTACATGCGCGAGGACTACGCCACGACCGACCTCGCCACGCTGTCCAAGACCCGCTACGAACAACTGCGGCATGGCGACTGGCACGTCTTCGCCGGACAATTTTTCAGCAAATGGAACGAACGCCGGCATGTGGTCGATCTCGACATTCCGCCGAACGTGTCGTGGTTCACGTCGATGGACTGGGGCAGCAATAAGCCGGGCTGCGTCCTGTGGTGGGCGATTCTCCCCGATGGGCGGCTCTATCTCCGGAGTGAATTGAAGTTCCAGGGCGATGACGTGTCGGAAGTCGCGGTCAAGATCAAGGCGCGCGAAAAAGCCCTCGGCATCCGCCAGGTCACCAAGCGCCTCGGCGACCCGGCGATGTGGATCAAGGACGGCAAGACCAAAGGCACGAAACTGATCGGCGAGTCAATCGCGGATACCTTCAGCCGCCACAAGATCCCGCTGCTGCAGGCGAATAATGATCGCGTCAACGGGTGGGCACGCTGTCTCCAGATTTTGCGCGATGCGCCCGACGGCGATCCGTGGTGTCAGGTGCATTCCGATTGCCGCTACTTCATCCGCACGATTGCCGCGGCGAAGAGCGACAAAGCCGACGCCGATGATGTGGACACGACCGGCGATGATCATGCGCTCGACGCGTGGCGCTATGGCGCGATGAGTCGGCCGATGCCCACCACGTTTGCGAAGGCCGCCCCGATTGTCGAAGGCTCGCTCGGCTGGTACAAGGCGCAGCAGAAGGAACCGGGCGGGATTCTCACGCGTCGGAGGCGCGCGGCATGATGCCCCCGCAAGCGCCGCAGCCCGGCCCCCAGATGGGCCAACCGCCGCCGTCAGGTGGTGCGCCAAATAGTGGCGGGAATCTGACGCCGCCAATGGCTGCGCCTCCACCGCCGCCACCCCCGATCACCGACTCAACGATCAAGCGCCCGATGAGTGCCGAGCAGTTGGCCGAGTGGCGCGAGCAGATCGCCAACGCCCGCGAAGTGCGCAAACGGGTGTCGAGCTGGTGGGATGCGAACCTGAAAGCCTACGCCCCGTCCCAGGACGGGAACCCGGATACCTACGCGGGCGACATCAACACCAACCGCGATTTCACGTTGGTGGAGCGGAAGAAAGCCGATCTGTTCTACCAGAAGCCCGACTTGACGCTCATTCCGTCGCCGCTGATGGTCGGCCAGGAAGCGTTGCTCGAGACGCACGCCGAGCTCCTGAACGCCAAACTGAGCCTGGATGACGTCGATCTGGAAACGCTGGTCGATCAGGTGCTCTTCGACATCCTCTGCACCGCGGGCACCGGCTGGACGGTGATGGGCTATGAAGCCGCCACGGTCCCGGTCAAGACCGAAGTCCCCGATGGGGAAACCCCGCAGCCGGGATCCATGTTGGGGCTCGCGCCGGGCTCCCCGAAGATGAAGACCGTGACGGCGGAAGTCCCGATTTACGAGGAGTGCTTCTGGGAGCATGTCAGCCCGATGAGCGGGCTCGTGCCAGCCGACGAACACACGACGATTGCCGACAAATGGAAGTGGATCGGGATCGAGTTTGAACTGTCGGTGCGGGTCGCGAAACGCAAGGGCTGGGTGAAGAAGGACTACAACGGCACCGCGGCGGACCCGGATATTCATTTCAAACACGGGCAGGCCGCCTCGAGCGCCACCGACGTGGCGCGCGGGGTGTTCATTGTCTACAAGTCCTCGCTCTATCGCGATGACCGCCCCCATCCGTTGCATCAGACGCATCTCATCCTCATGGACGATGCGGAGGATCCGGCCGAACACAAAGACTCGCCCTATCAGACGCTCGATCATCAGGGCACGTTGACGCCCGATAGTCTGGTCGGGTTTCCGATTCACCCGATCGCGATTCGCACCATGACGGATGCGACGCATCTCCCGAGTGATTGCACGATCTCGCGGCCGCTGGTGAATGAACTGAACACCTTCCGCGAGCAGATGGTGGAGCAGCGCGCGGCGAACGAACTGCGGTGGATGTACAACACCGATGTCCCGATCGATGCGATCAACAAGGTGATCAAATCGAAATTGGGCGGGATGGTCGGGATGCCGCCGGAACTGTTCGAGGGGGATCGCAATTTCAAGGAATTTCCCCACGGCACCTATCCGCGTGAAAACTTCCAGTTCAACGACTATCTCGACAACGACCTCGCCCGCACCCACGCCCTGGATGCGAATCAATCCGGGTCGCAGGAAAGCGGATCCCAGAGTGCGACCGAAGCGCAGATCAAGCAGAGCAACGTCAACGCGCGGCTCGGGAAGGAACGCAACAACTTCCTGAACGGCATTCTGCGCGGCGCGACGAAGTATTCCGCGATCATGCAGCGCCTGTTACCCGTCGCGGATGCGGCGAAGATTGTCGGGCCGCAAGCGGCGCAAGCCTGGGACGCCTGGCGGCATACGGTGCCGGCGGCGTTGGCGTTTACCGCGCTCCCCGATTCGGCGCTGCGCTCGGATATGGGCAGCGAACGCAAACGCGTGCGCGATGACTACACCTATCTGGCCAACGATCCGTTCATCAACCGCCAGGAGCTGTTGAAACAGTCACTGCCGAAGATGGGCTACTCGATGAAGGTGCTCAATCCACAGCCGCCGCAAAAGGGGCCGGAGCCCGCGAAGATTGCCTTCAGTTTCTCGGGCGACGATCTGAATCCGCTGAATCCGCAGTTCGCGATCGTGACCGAGATTCTGAAGACCGAAGGCTTGGTGATTTCGCCCGCGGCGATCGAGCAGGCGCAGACGGCGGCGATGCACGTCGTGGCAACGGGCGGGGCCGGTGGGGCTGGCGCGGATGCGGGCCAAGGCGGGCCGCCACCAGATACCGCGCACGGCGGGAAAGTTGCGCAGATGGAGTCCCTGTCGAAACATGCGAATGATCTGTCAGGCGGCATGCAAGGCACCGGAGCGCCCGCGCCGCTCGGAGCGGGAGGCACGGTCCAATGATCTGCGACGTCTGCGGGCTACCGCTCGCCATCGGCGACTTTCCGTGTATCTCGCGCGTGCGGGTCCACGAACGCGGCGCGACGAGTGTGATCGGCGATGACTTGCCCGGCGGCTTCGTGCAGGAACATTTCGGCCCGACGCCGGAAACCTTCTACAGCAAGAAAGCGATGTTGAAGCGCGCCGATCAACTCGGCCTCAAGCCGTACGTGAAACACACCTACGGGGATACGCATACGAGTCGCTGGGTATGACGCACACAAAATTCGCGCTGCCGGATGGCAACGTCCTCAATGTCGGCCGGGCGGAAGTCGAGCTGCCGGTGGAGTACATGCAGATGTTGGCGGCGTTCGCGGAAACCTCCGGCGTGATTGACCTCGGGTTGCACTGTTCGCGCTGCGGACAGGATTTGCGCGGGGCCAACGGGCGCAGCGATGCGCGCTGGACGATGGAATGTGCGTGTCGGACCTTCATCGGCGCGAATGCACTGACGAGGCGGCCGTGAACGGGTATGACGCGTTCAAGCCGGGCTATCCACGTCCCGTGTTTGGTGGCGGCTGGCTGGCGGAGGATGTGATGCGCACGTGTCCCTGTGATCCGGCGACGCGCGGCGGGATCATTCAGAACCGCCCGAGCGGGATCGTGATCTGCCGGGACTGCGGGTTGCCATTGCCGCTGCAATCACCGCCTGCGAAGGAGCGCCCCTGAGTACCTACAGTTACATCCCGTTTCTCGTCCAGGCCCTCGCGGAAATGGCCGTGCTCGTCGGCTTTGGCTTCGCGCTGGGCTACTGGTATGGAGTCGAGGCATGACGGCCCCGGATCTGCTGATCTGTCAACCGGCGACGGCGTGGATCGCGAGCGGCGCGGCGCTCAATGAACTGA